CTACCCCGCACTCACCAGCGAGACCACGCCCGCCGCGCCCGATGCATCAACGTCGCCTTTCAACCGTTGCATTCCGCGCGATGCTTCCTTGTCGATTTGGCCTTCAAACAACTTCGCGAAGTTGTCCTTCTCCTTCGCCAACGCCGGCCGCATGAACGGACGGGCCGCGTATCTCGCACGCCGCGTTCTGGATTCTTCCCACGGCCGCAACTTCCGCCGCAGATCCGCACGCCGCCACGGTCCGCGGCCTTTGGTTCGTTTCTCGATGATTTGAGCCGTCCCGCCAAACTCCAAGAGTTGCGGCACACTGACCCGCTCGCCGGTCCCCAGATAGTTCACCTGGTTGAACTTCACCGGCCCAACCACCACCGTCCGCCGCGCCGCGTCGTACCCGAACAAAATGAACTTCAGCCCGGCCTCTGGCCCCGAGCTTGCCCGAGCATGCGCGCTAGGAGGGCTGCCTTCAGCGGAAACGCCCTTGCGCCGTCGGATTGACGACCGCGCCGTCCGCCGGACAAACGCACCCATCCGGGACAGTACACGACGTTCCGCCCGTTCCATCGCTTTGATGACCGGAGTGCGATCGAAGAACTGATCAACGATCCGGAAACTCATCGTCATGTCGCCCGTGATTTGCATCGGTTCGTGTTCCTTACTCATCACAAAAGGGACCGAAGGGACCCGTCCGTGTTCGCCGCCCCTCAGGTCCCTCTTGTCCTTCAGCCTGCAGTCTTCAGTCTTCGGCCTTCTTCTCCGGGTCAGTCCCCACAATCAACTTTGCGAAGATGTGCAAATTCTCGGGCGTCATCACCATTCCCCGCGGCCGGTGCTCGGTGTCGGTTTCCATCGGGTGAAAGTCTCGCGGCTGAAACTCCGCTGCCCCCGGCTTGCGGTGGCAGTTCGCCAGCAGCGCCATAGCCGCCGCCGTGCGGTTCCAGTCGGCACGCAAGCGAAAGTCCGCCTGAGCGACCAACTCGCGCAACGTGTACGGTCCCGGCCACACGCCCAGCACCGCCGCGCACTGGTCGACTAGCTCCCATCCGTCGCGGTCATCTCCGTCAGCTTCCGTTTCGCTTTCGTCGTTGCTTTGGCAATCTCCGCATCCATCGCAGCGCCCGCCGAAGACACAATCTCCTTCAACGCTCGGCTGAACTTCTCGCCCGTCACCTTCTCGGTCACCTGTTTGTCCAGCGCCGCCAGCGTCTCCGTTTGCCGTTCCCTGATCGCCTCCAGATGCTTCCGGAGGCGAGGGGGGAAAAAAGCCACAATCGAATCAATCAAGGCATCCGTCGCCGCCTCGATCGCATCGCCGGCCAAGGACCGGCCGAAATCGACATCGCTCAACCCGCGCTCTTCCGCCTGGTCACGGCAGATCACGAACAGCACGTCCACCAGTTCCACCGGGTCAGCGGCCAGACGCTCCAGCACGTCGCCGCCCGCCGCCTGCATCAGGTCCACGTCCAGTTCCTTGCGAACTTGCCGGACCGTGTCGACGGTGATTTCGACCAACCAATCGCGGCCGGTCGCGTCCGTAAACCTCGCCGTTTCGCCTGCCATCCTTGGCCCTTTCTAGCTCTCAGCTTTCAGCTCTCAGCCGCCTTCTTTCTGACCGCTGACCGCTGATTGCTGACCGCTCCCTTTCGGCTTCCCCTTCGACGTGGCCAGCGCACAGACGGCCGCCAAATGCTCGACGTCGATATACACGACCTTCTCATCGCACCCGGCAGCCCGCCCCAACGCTTCGACGTAGGCCGCGGCCTCGTCGTCCAGTTCCACGCCTGCAACGGCCTCGTCAACCAGTTGCGAAAGTTCGCCCAGTTCCGCGACTCTGGCACGGACGAACCCCGTGTTTTCGGCCGCGAACTTGGCCAGTTCCTGAATTCGTTTTGCGTCCATCCCTTTTGCCCTCTTCGTTGGTCATTGGGGTTTGGTCATTGGTCATTTGCCGCTTACGCCACCGTGTAGTGGTCCGGCTCGATCAGCACGCTACTTTCCTCGTGGTCCGTCAACGCCAACGTCAGGTCGAGTGTCTTACCGTCCGCCAGCGGTTCGTTTGTCGGGATGCCCATCACTTCGATGTACGACCGCCACCCCTTCGCGCCGCTGGTCGTGATGTCATCGTCCATCACGGCCATCTCGACCGGCGTCCCGTTGACAAACGAGTCGATAAACGCATCTCGCGTCGCGTCCGTGCCTCGCCGGTACTGGTACCCGGCCGTGATCTCCAGCCCCTTCAGCGCCCCGCGTTCCATCTTCCACGCAGACTCACGGCGCGACACGTTCGCCCGGTCCTTTTGCAGCGCGACGGCCACATCCTTCAGTCGTTTGCATTCAACCCACACCGGTGCGGCGTGAGTTCCCGTGTTCCGATACGCCTTGCATTCCAAGCCGACCGGTGTATTAACCGTCATTGGTTCGCCCTCCTTGGCTTTTGGTTAGGCTGGAGTCCGGAGGCTGGAGACGGGAGGTTCAGACTCTTCTCTTCCTCTGGTCTCCAGTCTCCAGCCTCCCGCCTTCTTTCTCCCGCCTCAATCGTCGTCCTCGCGTTGCACCCGGTAGGTAACGAGGATCGATGATTCGAACAGTTGATTGTTCTCCAGTAGATCCGGGTCAAAAATCGGCTCGTTTTCCAGTTGCAAGAACCCCGCATCGCCTTGCGGTTCGAACTCTAGAAAATCCGCCACCTCTTGCACCAGCAATTGCATCGCGTCCACATCGGCCACAGTCGCCGGGTCCGTGGCCTTCTGCAGCACCACCGCGACAATCACGTCCCGTTCCGAGATTCGCCGCGCCGCATTGACGAACGTTCGCCCGTTGCCAATCACGGTCATCAGCACGCCGTCAATTTCTTCCCGCTTAACCCGTTTGCGGTAGGCCCGCGCCGCGGTACACGATTGCGAAAACGTGCCGCCCGGCGCACCGTTCAGCGCCGTAACAACCGCCTTGGCCACCGTCACCTGATTCGCATCGGGCATGTCTTAGTCCGGAGGCTGCAGGCTGCAGGCTGAAGGTAAGATGTCTTTTTCTCTGCCCTTCGGTCTTCGGCCTTAAGCCCTCTTCTACGTCCCCGGCACCTGCTTGCTAAATAACCGAATCCACTTGCGGTCACGATCGGCAAACCGCCAGCAATCGCCGCCGGTCGCCGGCATGGCCGTGTAACGGCATTCGGTCACGGTTTCGTCGTCGTCTTGTTCCTCGACGTAGTCGCTCGCTTGCGGCACGTCGGGAGACAGCTTGGCCAATTCGACCCGCGGAAACAGGTAAGTTCGCGCCTCCGCCTGGTCGACAACAACACCCTGGTCGATCACCTCGACCGTCGTGTTGCCGACGATCGCGCGGAACCGGATTGTGTCCGCCCCGCGCGTATAGGAGATCAACCGCCCGGCCAGCAACCGAGCGGTCCCCAGCGCGTGATCCGTCGCGTTGTCGATGATTGACCCGGCCACGTCTCAGCCTTCAGCTTTCAGCCTTCAGCTTTCAGCTCTCAACCGCCCTCTTCCTGACTGCTGATAGCTGACCGCTGACAGCTTGTCTCAGAACCGCAAGCCGGCCACGAAGTTCGAACCGCTCGCGTCGCCAGCGCCGCTGTTGGTGGCCTTGACGCGGATGTACCGATTCACATCAACCGGCATCCGCACACTCTTAGTCGCCGCCGCCGCGCCTGCCCCGCCGGCCCCGGTCTGCACGATCACCGACCCCATCAACAGTACCTCGCCGCTGAAATCGGACGCCGTATCGTGATACACGTCGTAAGTCATGGTCTTCGTGTCAGGCAGGGGCGTAGTTGCGAGCGCCGGTGCCTCGATCATCAATTCGAAGTTACCGCCGCAATCGCCTTTCGCGCCGATACCCAGGTCAATACCGGCAGACGTCGTAGTCGCCGCTCCGTTGGGCAAGGCCGTCGTCTTCGTCAGGCCCGTGTCCGCGTCCTTGACCGCAAGCGCCATGCCCACCGCCGCGCCGGCCGTGGCAATCCAACCGAGCACCTTTTGCCCCGTGATCACCAGCCCCATCGCGGGCAGCACAGCCAGCGGTACCAGAGCAATCAAAACGATCAGAGCGATCGTCGCAAGTTTTCTTCCGTTCATCTTCGTTTCTCCTCAATTGGTTATGAGTAGCTGAACTCGCAAGAGTTCAGGCGAACTGCGTTTTTGCAAACTCAGCTACTACAGCGTCAACGCTTCCGTGTCGCTCAAGGCCGACGTGACGACCAGGGGCACGCCAAAGACTTCCACCGGGAACGGCGCGGGCTGCCCGCTCGGGTGCGTAGCCGTCCGGCTACTTTGCAGTTGTCGGCGGCTGCGCTTCGTGCAGAAAGCCACGTCCGGCCTCACACCGGCGGGAAACTTTTCCAGTGCCTTGGCAAACGCGGCGTCAGTCAGTCCTTTGCCGCTGTCCTCGGTCAGCTTCTTGATCCGCACCACCGCGTTGATCGAACCGACCTGCACGCCCAGATAGGCCAGCAGTTCTTGCACGTAGCCGGTCAACGGGTTGCTGGAGCCGTCGAAAATCGTTTCGATTCGCACGTCGGAAACGGCCAGTTCGCCGTTTTGGCCCAGTACCCAGCGCACGTCTTGCGGCCCCCACTTGACCAGCCACACGCTGGACCCCGTGTTGGCCGTGGTGCCACCGGCGTCCAAGACGCGATTGGTCGCGTCATAAGCGTCGATCAGACCAGGGTGCCCCTTGGCGTCGCCGCTGTAGCTGGTGTTCGTGCCGTAGTAGAAGTTCCGCGCGGCCTGCAGGAACGACGCCTTGAGTTGGGCGTCCGCCTCTTCCGCGATGAACGCCTCCGGCCCTTCCTCGTTGCGATCGGCGACGGCCTTGTCGCACTCCCACCGTGGATTGAGAATGAACGTTTCAACCAGACGGTTTTCGAAGGTCGACTTAGTCGCCGTGACGCCTTCGTTTGCGTTTCTAAAGCCGGCCGACGGCAGCGCCGTCCGTACCTTGGTCGAATAGTTGATTCCGCGGATCGTTTTTGTCTGTCCGACGCCCGGAATCAACTGGTTGGTCTCCCGGTCAAAGCCGGTGACCTCTGGGCAGTTGTAGATTGCCTCTTCGATCAGCCCCACCTCGGCATCCCCGAGGTTCAATTTTGCAATGTCCAGCAGTGTTGGTCTCGTCATCGTTCGTTGCCTCCCTGCAACTTGGTCTTTGTGTGCTCATCACGCTCCGCGTGATGGTCCCCTCACTCCGCAACCGCGGCCGTGGGTAACTTCAACCCGCTGGCAAACCGAGCCAGCCCGTCCGGCAACGCCCGCGCCAATTTCGGGTCAACCTTGTTCCCGTCGCCGCCTTCGCCGCTGCCAAAGCTGACCGCTTCCTGTTCGCCGCCGCCGACTTGCTCCAACCGGCTGCGCAGTTCCACGTTGCCGCTTTCTTCCGCGGCCAGCTTGTTTGCCAGCTCGTCGCAGTGCAGTGCTAGGGCCTCTTCCCAGGTCTTGCCCTCGGTGAACCATTGGGTCCCGTTCTCCGCTCCAAACTTCTCGCTGAACCGCTTCAGTTCCGCGTTGAATTCCGCCCGCGGATCAACGCTGTCCGCGTCGCTATCCGGCTTCGTGGGCGTTTGTTTCGTTTGTTCTTTCATGTTCGTGCTCTCCCTAGAAAGTTTGGCCGACATCGCGACCATTTGAGAAAATTCGTTTGGGGCATTGCGAAAGCCCCAGCGGTCCGACAGATCGGCCGCGACGCTCAACGCGCCGTCCACCTCGTCAGCCAAACCGGCCTCGACCGCTTCGTCCGCGCTGAACCAGGTTTCCTCAGCCATCCATCCACGGATCTCGTCGTGCTCGGCACCGGATTTTTCGGTGTAGATCTCCACGCCGCTCTGGATGTACTTCTCCAGCATCTCCGCGGCTTTGCGCATTTCCGCCGCGTCCCCCAGCGCGATTACCCACGGCTCGTGAAGCATCAACAGAGACCCGGTGTGCATGGTCACTCGGTTACCGGCCATCGCGATTAACGAAGCCGATGAGGCGGCCAATCCCATTACGTGCACGTGTACCGGGGCCTTGTGTGCGGCCAACAGATTGAAGATTCCGATGCCCTCGTGCGCGCTGCCCCCGACGCTGTTGATCCGCACTTCGATCACGGAATATCCGTCCAGAATCTTCAGCGCCGCCGCCACGAACTTCGAATCAATCATGCCCGCCCAGCTTGGCCCGATTTCGTCGTAGATTTCGAGCACCGCCTTTTCGTCTTCAACGTAGGCCGAAGACTTTGGTTTCTTTGTCATTCCTTGCCCCTCCCGCTCTCATCCTTTCCCGGCCGCCCCGGTGGGTTCGCCCCCGGATCGAAACTGACCGGCACGCCCTTGTCTCCTGCGTACTGGAGCGCCTTTGCGATCTCGTCCACATTCTCGTACCAATCGCCCTGATCGTTTTCGCGGCACACACGTTGCGGAGTGGTCAACCCGCCGCCGATACCCAACAAGTTGCCCTTGATCTCTTCCACCGGCTTCCACCAAGGCATCTTTCGCGGGACCCACTCCCACGGCTGATCGTCTACGGTCAACTGCCGGCCTTGTACCTTCGGTAGCGATAGCCGGCCGTCTGCGATCAACAGCCGATACTTGAACGCTGTCCACTGATCCAGCCAGCCGCGGTTATCTTCACGCTTGTCATCACAAGACCGGTCGTACAGCAACCACGCGCCGCGCGAGCCGAAGAAGTTCGTGAAATCTTCGCGAAGGAACGAGTACGGCAGATCCAACGCCTTGAGCGCCAACAGCAGACAGATTTCCATGAACGACGAGAACTCAGAGGACGGTTGCTTGCTCTCCAGAAAGTCGGCCTTGTCGCCTTCGTTTAGGTCCAAAACAAGCTGGCCGCCTTTGCCGAAGTCGACGTGATAGCCGCTCTTGTCCTCTTCCTCCTCACCGTTTTCGTCCGTGGTTGTCCCGCCGTCCAGATCCCCGCCGGCCTCGTCCGCGTCGCGCATAAACACCAGCGCGAAGAACTGGGACACCTTGGCTTTCAAACGCGCGTAGCTGATCCCCTCGTGCACGTCCTGCAGGTTCGCGTAAGCCGTCGCCAACGGCGAGACACCGCGGACCTGGTCGTACCGGTCGAAGTAGCCGTGATGGATGCAGTGCTTGGCGGCCACCGTCTTTTCGAATTGGAGGGTCGACCCGCCCTTGACGCGCTTGTGAATCGAGAATTCGAGCGGACGGCCCCAGTGGTCGACTCGCACCCCGTTGAACCAATCGGTTTTGTCTTTCAGCCCCGATGGATTGCGCAGCCGATCCCCCTCTACGCCCTGAATCAACCCGCGCCATCGGCCGCTCAACAGCAAGTGCAGAATGTCTCCATCGAGTGTCCGCGCCATCTCCGTCATGCGGATCGTTTTGCGCAGATCGAACAAACCGCGAACGTCCACCCGATCGGCGCGCATCTCGCGGGCCATCACACGCTCGATTGCCCGGTCGATCTTGTCCACGCCCGTGCGCGACTGGAAGCGAAACGAGGCCACGTAATCGAGATGCCGGCGGATCATCCATGCCACAACCGAAAAGTTGCGGCGCAGATCGCGGACGGAGCCAATCAGCTTACGCCGATTCGTCTGGCCCAGAACGACATCTTCGGACTGGGTAACGGCCTGTCCCGGCTTGCGTCTTTTCTTGCTGTCATCAACGGCCTCATACGAGAATCGGGTCTTGCCGTTCCCGCTCGCCCGCTGCTTCGACCGTTTCGCCTTGCCGTTCTTCTTTGCCATCCGTGACACCGAGTGAGGCTGGAGTCCGGAGGCTGGAGACGGGAGGAAGAGAAGATTCTGAACCCTCTGGCCTCCGGTCTCCAGTCTCCGGCCTTCTTCAAAATCCGCTCAGATCCACCGCCGCGCAAACCGGCCGTTTGCCCTTGTGCCGCCTGTCCTTCGCGCGCAATTCCCGCCGCCGACGCTGAACCGCGGCCAAGTCCATTTCGGTAGTCACTCCGTCAACCGTCACCTTCGACGCGCCCGCGTCCACAACGCCGTCCAGTTGATCAAGCTTTTCCGCGTCCGAGTCTGCCATCGTAAACCAGAGGTCAGAGGTTAGAGGTCGGAGGTCAGAGGCTCTGATTTCTGACTTCTGATCTCTTCTTTAAGAAGGGTGACCGGGTGGCATCCCTGCCAGCCGTCCTTGGCTTCCCCGGTCACCTGTTCCGCCGTTCCATTTTCAACGGTAGGACACGCCACGCGTGAAACACAAGCCCGACGCGCAAGCGAGGGACAGGCGAAATAGAGGTTCTGGATTTCGAGTGAGGAAAGAGGCCGGAGACTGGAGACTGGAGACCGGAGGTTTACAATGAAGACATGAACGACGAAGACGAACCAACCGACCCGGCCTTGTGGTTTCTACTGGTCGGAATCGTTCTCGTGATCCTGTGGCACTTCACATGGGGGCCGATGTCGTAGACGGTAGGTTATGCTCAGTCACGGTTCGCCCCGCCTGCCAGTCACACAACCGACGCCGGCGGGTCACACGGCCGCCGATCACCACGTCACGCCGAAAAACGGCGCGCGCCGGATCCGCGGCGCGCTTCGTTTCGCAAAGACCCAGGGTATTCGCACCAAATCCGCCGTTTCGTGCCTTGGGGAAGCTATGATTTCGACCGCTTGCGGGCCTTCCGCTTCGGCCGATTTTCGAACGTCTGTTCGATGTAAACTTGCCCGCAATCCGTGCAAATACAACGCCGCCAGACAACGTGCGTGTAGGGCCGATCGTCAACTGTCACGCCACCGTACTCCAAGTCCGGCCGCGTCTTGCCGGTCACAGTGCGCTCGGTGCTTTGGCAGCCCGGACAGTTCGCATTGACCCGCAAAACGATCACCTGCTTCTGAGTCTTCGCCCCCGCCGGCCGCCCTGCCTTCTTCCTGCCCCCTCGCCCGCTTGCGGGAGAGGGTTGGGGAGAGGGCTTTTTCCCTTCAGCCTTCGGCCTTCGGTCTTCAGTCGTCTTCTTCTTCGCCATCCTTGGCCCCTTTCAAATAAGAAGCGGTCAGCGATCAGCGGTCAGCGATCAGCGGTCAGCGGTCAGCAAGATTGCCGCCACGCTTTCGGCCGCCTGGTCGCGGATCGGCAGCCCCGCCGCCCGTGTAATCTCCGCCCGCTGTTCCCGCGTCAACTCCCGCGCGATGCGACACGCCCGCAACGTCGGCACGTCCAAAAGATCCATCAAGATCCCCGACACTGCCAATCGGCCCAAACGATCGTCGCGTGATTCGTCATCCATTGTCATCCGTCATTGCAAATAACTCACTTTCTTCCTCTTCCGCTTCTTCTTCTTCGGCGGCTTCAACTCGTCGAGCTTGCAGCCGCAAATCGACGCCGCGACGGCCGCCCCGACCAGGCAATCAAGCCAGTGATTGTCAGGACTGTTCGGCCGCAACTTCCACTCGGTCACCGATCGGCCGCGGCCCGTGGTGGCCACGCCGTATTCGGCCGTCATGTGGTCCGCGATAAGACGGTGCTTGACCGCCGCCAGCTTGAACAACGACAAACAACCACGATCGCCCAACGGCACCGCCAGTCGCCCGTGGACGAACGACTTCCAAAAGTTCGCGTCGAACCACGTGTAGCGAATTGCCCGTTTGCCCTTGACGGACGGTTGCACCCAGTTCAACCCGCGCCGGTCGCCCTTCTGCCGTTTGCGTTCGGCGATCGGTGTCGAGCTTGCCCCTATGTAGCGTCCGTGACACGGCATCCAGATCGACCGCTTCTGCCGGCAGAACGAGTAAACCGTTTCGGTGGAATCACCCCAGTTTGCGTCAATGAATCCTCGGTCGATTTCCAACTCCGCCCCATCGTCACGCGTCCACTTGCGTTCGGCCAGCTCGTCGACCAGGCGGCCGAACGACTGAAACAGCCGGCCCTCCAATCCCACGCCCCGGAACCGCTTGGCAATCGTGTTGCGGATTGTGTTGGCCGTGAAGTACGAGACGCCCTGGTCTGGCCACGCGCCGTAGTCCAGCACGTGCCCCGTGAAGTGGTCCGTCCACCCGGCAACCAGCCAGTACAGCACGTCCTTTTGAACGTCAATCATGCCCGTGATCGTGTTGCACTCGGTCGGCACTTCCGCCCGCTTGTACCCGGACACCTTGGCCGCGATCTCCGCCGCGGTCAGGATCTCCGTCGCAGACGCCGTTTCGTCCGGCGGTTCGTTCTGATATTCCGCGTCGAACGCCGCCGGGTCGCGCAACCGCAAGTTGACGGCGTGTTGGATGGCGCTAATCTCGTCATCGTTGAATCGTTCGGGCCAAGCCACCCGGGCGCCCGCGTCCATCGCCTTGCGGTTGCGGCGGTAGTACTTGGTGGCCGGTGACCCGTCGCCGTCGTTCTTGAGCGATTCCGCCCGTAGCTCCGCGTATCGTTCCCAACGCTTTTCGTCAGTGGGCCAAGCGTAAACCATCTTAGTTCGCTCGCCCTGCCACTCCGGATGCAAGTTCCGGTCTAGAATCCCGTCGGCAAGATCCCCGCGACGAATCACCGTGCAGGGCATAACGCCGGCAATCTTCTTACCCGGCCCGGCCAAACCGAGGATAGCGCCGGCCACGATCCGTTCGCGGTGTGCCGATTGGCTGGCGGAATTCGCCGACTCGTCCGTCTGGGGATCGTCCACCACGACGAACGACGGCCGCGTACTCGCCCCGTCCGGCCGCGCATACTTCATCCCGCGAATTCGCCCGGTGATACCACGCGTCTTGATCACAGCCCCGGAAGAAGGAGTGAGGCCGGAGGCTGAAGGCCGGAGGCCGAAGGAAGATCTGTTCGTTGTCTTCTTTTTCCCTTCAGCCTTCGGCCTTCGGCCTTCGGCCTCCCTTATCGTCGGCAACACCACCTGTTTGCCCGTCCAAACGATCCGCGTTCGTTCGCCCTGGTACGTCTGGCCGCGGCTGCGGTTGGCGATGCCTTCCAGACAGCGGACCGGATAGCAGACCTCTGGAAAATCTTCGAGCAAAAGGTCGTTTGTCTCCAGCTCGACCTTAATGCTTTCGAGCATCTCCTGCGCCGCGTCGGCATCCGCGCCGATCAACGCGACGAACAGATGCCCGGCCGCCAGCACGGCCCACAAGACGGCACATTCACAGATGGTCGTTTTGCCGGAACCGCGCGGCATGCCCAGCGCGAACAGTCCCCCGCCGGCCACGGCCGTTTCGACCTTGCCGATCACCTTCTTGTGATCGTCGCAAAAGGGCAGTGGGAACCGCTCGGGAAAGTAGACACGGCAGAAGTACTCGAAATCCTTGACCGCCCGATTCCGACGCCGCCGGTTCTTGACCTTGGGAATTTCGCCGATGTCCCGCCCGCCGGCCGACATCGCCGCCTGTCGCCGCCGCTCGCGTTCCTTGCGAGCTTCGTAGGCAGAGAGGCCTTTTCCCGTCGACGGCCGCCGCTTCCGGCGTCTGGGACCCGACGCCGCCTTGCGTGCGGGTTTCTTTTTTGCCGCAGCTTTGCCCCCTCTCCCTCTGGGAGAGGGCCGGGGAGAGGGTGGTTTCTTCTTCGCGGTCGCCTCCTTCCCTTCGGCCTTCGGCCTTCGGCCTACCGCCTTCTTCTTCGCCGCCTTCTTCTTCGCCGCCTTCTTCTTTGCCATCCTTGGCCTCAGTGGTCGACGTCACCGCCGCCGGAACCGGCGGCTCGGTCCGGAACCTACCGGGAACCGCACAGATTCTGTAGGGCCGGTTCCTACCGGCCGATCAGGTCAAGAGTCCGGCCGGTAGGAACCGGCCCTACTCAACTTCGCGCGTGGCGTTTTCGTGGCCATCCGTGGCTACCATGAAGCGACGAAAAGGACTAAAAGAAAGAGCTAAAAAGAGCTAAGAGGACTAAAAGGACTAAGACTGGCTACGCCGCGACTTTCAGCACCGGGTCGGCTTCCCCGCTCGGGTCGACTACATGGCTAAGTCTCCTACCAGGAACCAATCAAAAACCCCAGCATCAGAACAGCGCCAAGAATCAGCACAATGGCACAGTCGACCAGGAACTCACGAGAACGCCGCGTCATGCCTCGACCGCCGGGTTAAGCTCAAACGAAACAGCGCCGTCCTTTTCGGTCAGCTCCGTGGTGCGCAGTTGCTGCAGCCACAACTTCGCATCCTTGATGTCGGCCTTGTCGATTCCCTCGAAAGGCCGCTTGTTCGCCCTTGCCTCGGTGATTTCGTCCTTCACCGCTTGGCGCTGAGTGGA